ATGCGCAACGAAACCCGCCTGAAATACACCGCTTACGTGGCACGGCAAGCCTTGCTGTCCAACGTCGAAGACGCAACCGTGAAGTTCGCCATCGCGCCTAGCGTGCAGCAGACATTGGAGCAGCGCATTCAAGAGTCCAGTTCCTTCCTGGGCAAAATCAACATTGTTCCGGTGGACGAAATGATGGGCGAACGCCTGGGCCTGGGCGTTGATGGCCCCGTTGCCAGCCGCACTGATACCAGTGGCGACAAAGAACGCCAGCCGGTCGATGTGTCCGAAATGAGCCAGCACATCTACCAGTGTGCCAAGACCAACTACGACACGGCCGTGCGCTATGCGAAGCTGGACATGTGGGCCAAGTTCCCCAACTTCCAAAAGCTACTGTCGGCGGCCATCATCCAGCGCTGCGCGCTGGACCGCATCATGATCGGCTTCAACGGCACCAGCGTGGCGGCGAATACCAATCGTGTGACCAACCCCCTGCTGCAGGACGTTAACAAGGGCTGGCTGCAAGACCTGCGCGAGAACCGCCCGCAAGGCGTGATGACTGGCGGCATAACTGCTGGAAAAGTTAAGGTCGGCGCTGATAAAGACGGCGAAAAGCTGGTCGATGCAGACTATGGAAGCCTGGACGGCTTGGTGTATGACGCTCGCCATGCGCTGATTGCCCCCACGTTCTCGGAAAGCGCGGATCTGGTGGCCATCGTGGGCCGCGACCTGATGCATGACAAGCTGTTTCCCATCGTGGACGGCCAGGAAGCACCCACCGAGATGCTGGCCGCCAGCCTGGTGGTCAGCCAGAAGCGCGTGGGTGGTCTGCAGGCTGTCACGGTGCCCCATTTCCCGCCCAATGCGGTGATGGTCACCAGCCTGGACAACCTGTCGATCTACTACCAGGCCGGCGCGCGCCGGCGCATGGTCAAAGAACAGCCGGAAAAAGACCGCATCGCCACGTTTGAATCCTCCAACGACGCATTCGTGGTCGAGAACCTGGAAAAGGCCTGCCTGGTCGAGAACATCGAACTGGCCTGAGCCCACGCGCACCGGCCTGCCATCGGCGGCTAAAAAAATAGGCCGCTCTTTAGCGGGCCGGTGCCCACCAACACCAAGCGGGGAACATCCACATGCGACAGACACCAGCACAAGCGCACTACATGCGCACCATGGCTGCCCTGGCGGCCAGCGCTGGCAGTGCCGCCAACGCCCACGGGCAAACCATCGGCACTGCCTACGAGCTGCAGCTTGCCCAGCTGCACCAACACCGCATTGCCCTGAAAGATATCAAGGCCAACGAGCGCAAGGCCGAAGCCAAGCGCGCCATGCTGCCTGAATATGACGCCTACCTGGCCGGGGTGTTTGACACCAAGCCAGGAACGCAAGACGAAGTGGTTGCCACCATCCTGATCTGGGCCATTGACGCGGGCGACTACGTGCGCGCCATGCCTCTGACCGAATACGCCCTGGCCAGCGGCATCAACCCGCCCGACAACTACAACCGCGACATGCCCAGCGTGGTGGCCGAGGAAATCGCCGACGCCGTTCTGGTTGGCCGCTTGAAAGATCAAGACGCCATCGCAGTCACCCAGCGCGTGCTGGAGCTGACCGCCGAGGCCGATATGCATGACCAGATCAAGGCCAAGCTGAACAAGGCCGCAGGCTGGGCGCTGCTGGGCAAGACCAACAGCCAGGACATTGCAATGGATGCCAAGGGCCGCACCTTGCAAGTCTGCAGCGCAGCCCTGCCGTACCTGCGGCGCGCTATGGAGCTTGATCCAGCGCGCGCAGGCGTCAAAAAAGACATTGAGCGATTGGAAGCGCGCCTTAACAAAAAGTAGCGCCCCCAATCGCCGCACCAGTCGCACCCCGCGAGCCGTGGCGGCCCCAGGGCAAAGGCAGCATTGATTTGCCACCGCCTGACGCCCTGGGCCACCGCCACACCTAACACCCTGAAAGCCTGACGCCGTGAATTCGCCCTTTGTCGCTGTCGCCAACCCGCCTATCAAGGGCGCCGAGCCATCGGTGGCCAATGACGGCTGGTGGCCCGATGTGAACTGCGAGAAGCTGCGCGAAGACGCCCGGCTCGATGGCACCGTGACGCCGCCCCGCCTGCTGCTGGCCGTGGAAGAGGCCATGCTCAGTGTCAACAGAGAGCTGGGCGACTGGCAGGCCGCGCAAGTGGCGCTGGGCTATGCCAGCCTGGCCGATGTGCCAGCCAGCAAGCTGGGCGGCCAGAGCGTGAAGCTCAAGCACTACCTGAGGGCGATTCAATCACATGTGCAGTCGCAGCTGGCCAGCGCCTACCGCGACATTGACACGCTGCCAGATGGCGCGGGCAAGGAAAGCCGGGTGCGCAGCGCGCTGGAGATCCGGCAAGACAGCCTCGACACCCGCACGCGCCATGCCATCGCCGACCTGCAGGGCCTGCCCCGCGTGATTGCTGAGCTGCTATGACCGGTACGCAAAACACCATCACCGTGCGGGCGCTGCAAAACGATGTGCTCGATGCGCTGGTGAATCGCCACCTGGGCAGCACAGCGGGCCACGTAGAGGCCACGCTTGCCGCCAACCCGGGCCTGGCCAAGGTGGCCATGGATATCCCCATGGGCATGCCCGTGCGCCTGGTCAAGGCCCCGCAGCCCGTGCAAGACCGCATCAACCTTTGGGACTGACAACACGATGAACAAGCTGCAAACCTATTTGACCGAGGCCGGCGTGCCCGCTGAGCTGCACGCGCAGGCGCTGGCCAGCCTGCAAAGCGCGCGCAAGCCTGCGTTGATCCGCTCTTGGCTGGGTCTCACCGCCCCCATCGTCTGGCTGTTCATCGCCGCACTGCTGCCCCGCAAGGCGGAGCAGCTGCCGCGCTGGCTGCGCTGGTACGACAACAACATCAGCATCAACGGCGACCGCTCTGACTGGGAGCTGATTGATGGGCGCCATGTGCGCATGCCGGCGCCCGATGAAGATGTGGTGCATGACGATGGCCAGCATGTGAGCTACTGGCCGCCGTACAGCCCGCGCAGCTTTTTGCCGCGCTGGAATTTCAACGGCATTCGCAACCGCTGCGGCTGGATGGCCAAGAAGTGGGGCATGCCCCTGGAGAACATCGCCTATCGCGCTGGGCTGCCGGTGCTGGATGGCGAATGGGGCAACCCCGATATCGGCCGCCAGGTGATGGGCATCCGCGTGGCCTGCGCCGGCGGCGTCTGGCAGCTGGTTCGCACCAGCAAGCTGTGGGGCGGCACCAAGACCGAGAACTACGGCTTTGAGGTGCTGAACGCCAACACCATCGACCGTTTTGCCACCTGCACATGGACGGCATGGAGCTGGAAGGGGCCCAAAAAATGAACATCGAAGAAGCCGCACGCGATGCGGCCATTGCATCGGCTGGTGGCAAAACCGCATTGACCAGCGGCGGCGCGCTGGTGGGCTGGGGACTGCTGAGCAGCGAATGGGTGTTTGGGATCATCGGCGCGTTCATCGGTATCGCGGGCCTGGCCGTGCAGTACTACTTCCAAAAGCGCCGGCGCGACGATGAGCGCAAGCAAGCTGCCGACGAGAACCGCCGCGCCGAAGAAATCCACAAGCTGAAAATCCAGCTCTACAACAAGCAGTTGAACGGCGTGCCCAGCCCTGACGCGTCCGTGATCGTCAGCCCGCCGCCCACGCGCAGCAAGCAAAGCGAGTTTGTGACCGACTTTGGAGGGCTGCCAGATGACTAGACCGCTGCCATACGTACCCAAAACCACCATCATTGCAAGGGGCGCCACGGCCGTGGCGGGTGGTGTCGCTGCCATCCTGCTCACCACCTTGCCGGTGGACGAAGGCCGGGTGCTGCCGGCCTACCTTGACCCGGTGGCCATTCCCACTATTTGCGAGGGATGGACGCGCGGGGTCAAGCTGGGCGATGTGGCCACCCATGCCGAGTGCGATGCACTCACCCTGCAGGGCATACAGGAGGCCTGGCAGCTGTTTGAGCGCTGGGTGCCCGACGAGGTGCGCAACGGCATGCCAGACACCAGCGTGGCTGCATTCCTCTCATTCATCTACAACACCGGCCCGGGCGCGCCAGATGTGAAGGATGGATTTGTCTACCTGAAAAACGGCAACCACAGCACCATGCTGCGCCTGCTGCGCGGCGGCGATGTGGCAGCAGCCTGCCGCCAGCTGCCCGCCTGGGCATCAGCCAAGGGGCGCAAGCTGCGCGGCCTGGCCTTGCGCCGGGATCGTGAGATGGCCATGTGCCTGAAAGACCTCAAGCCATGAAGAAGCAAACCGGCGTCATCGACTGGTTGACCGTCATCGCGTGCGCCGCGCTGCTGGCGGGGCTGTGGGTGGGCCATGGCTGGGCATATCGCAAGGGCTATGCAGCACGCGACCAGATCGCCCAGCAGGACGATGCCAAGCGCCAAGTAGCCCAGCGCACCGAGGCCGCCCGGCAGGGGGAAGCCAACCGCACCGCCGACAACCAGCTGCGCGACCAGGCCGCAGCCCTTGCCCGTGAACTACAGGAGAGCAAAGACCATGCAAAAACTATTGAAGCTGAGCGCGACCGCGCTTTGCGTGATGGCCGTCAGCGGCTGTCAATCCGCACCACCAGCAGCACCGCCCCCGCAGTACCTGCTGAGCGAGCCGCCCAGCATGCCGGCGCTGGGCCTCAAGAAGCGCGAGCCGAATTACTGGCAGAGGATTCAGCCGATATTGCAGCCATTACCGCCGATGCCGAAGACGCCACCCGCGAGCTGAACAGCTGCATAGACCAGTACAACGCGGCCAAGCAGGCGCTGGACGATTGGAAAAACACCATTTGGAAAGGTGCCAAGCATGTGGAAGCTGCAAAGCCTGCGCAACCTCATTGAGGCCGCAGTGCCTGACCTCAAGGCCAACCCCGAAAACCTCATAGTCCTGGCCAGCGCAGGCCGGGCTGTATCGGCTATGGGCAAAAGCCTGTCGTTTGAGTACGCCTACACCATCGAAGTGTCGGTGCTGGACTTCACCGGCCACACCGATGCCCTGTTTGTGCCGCTGATCGCCTGGCTGCGCGTCCACCAGCCTGAGCTGCTGCTCAACCCCACCAGCCAGGCCACCGGCCTGCAGTTTCAGGTGGAGTTGCTCAACACTGCAGGCGCCGATATCGGCATACGTGTGCCCGTCACTGAGCGCGTGATCGTCACCCCCGACCCTGACCACCCCACACGCCTGATCTGCGACCACCCCGCCGAGCCGCAGGTGGTGGGCACCAACCGCCTGCCCGAGCATTGGCAGCTGTGGCTTAAAGACCAGCTGCTGGCCGAATGGGACATACCCACCCCGCCAGAAGAAGCGCGGTTTGTGCTGTAGCCCATGGCAGACTTTCGCGCCATTGAAGACTGGGCCGGCCACCTGCTGGCCAAGCTGGACGGCACCGCGCGCCGGCGCCTTGCCGTGGACGTTGCGCGCAAGCTGCGCACGGCCAACACCCAGCGCATGCGCGCCCAGACTGACCCCGATGGCAACGCCTGGGCACCCCGCAAGGCCCCCAGCGGCGCCCTGCGCAGCAAGCGCGCCCAGGTGCGCCAAGAGGCCCAGCAGCGCAAGCCCATGTTTGCCAAGCTGCGCATGCAGCGCAACATCCGGGCGCGCAGCGAGGGCGGCAACGCGGCAGTAGTGGAGTTTGTCGGCCGCGCCCAGCGCATCGCCCGCGTGCACCACTACGGCGAAACCGATCTGGTAAACCCAGGCGGGCCGAGCTACGACTATCCAGCCCGCGAGCTGATCGGCATCAGCAAAGACGACACCGATTGGCTGCGCGAATACCTGCTGGACTACCTGAGCAAGTAGCAGCCCACCACTGCAAAAATTGTGTGAGGCGCAGCCACAGCGCCCGCTGCTGGCCTTCCGCGCGCGCGCGGCCGACACTGGCCGCATGCCCCCAAACACCAGCCCAGAAACCAACCCGCTAGAGCTATCGCGCCAACTGGCCAACGTGGCCCGCATGGGCACGGTTGCGGCTGTTGACCTGGCCGCTGCGCGCTGCCGCGTCAAGACCGGCGACAACGAAACCGATTGGCTGCCATGGTTTACGGGCCGCGCCGCAGGCGAGAAGGGCAGCCAGTGGTGGCCACCTGTCAAGGGTGAGCAATGCATGGTGCTGGCCACGGGGGGCGACCTGGGCCAGGGCTGCGTGCTGCTGGGCGTGTACAGCGACCGCATGGCCGCCCCAAGCAAGCAGGCAGACACCTGCCGCACCCAGTTCAGCAAAGACGACTACAGCGAAACCGCCAAGGGCGAACACCGGCTGCACCTGGAAAAGCGCGTGCGCTTTGAAGTGGCAGAGGGCTGCAGCATCACGATGGAGCGAGACAGCATCACCCTGCAGGCCGGTGGCGCCACGCTCACGATTGGCCCGGGCCAGATCACGGCCAACGTCGATGTGATCGCCCAGGGCATCAGCCTGGTGACTCACCCCCACAAGGTTGTCCAAAAGGGCCAAGCATTGACCGAAGGGCCGGTGCCAGCATGATGAACGCCCAGACCGGCACCCGCATGGATGCCATCAGCCACCTGCGCCAATCGGTGATGGACATCCTGACCACGCCCATTGGCAGCCGCGTGATGCGCCGCGACTATGGCAGCCTGCTGCAGGCGCTGGTCGACCAGCCTGACAACCTGCTTGCGCAGACCCGCGTTTTCTCCGCCATCCAATCGGCGCTGATGCGCTGGGAGCCGCGCATCGAGGTCAAGCAGATCAAAAGCCTGCGCGATCCAAGCCGCCCCGGCTATGCCGAGTATCAAATTTTGGGCACCTATAACAGCGACTTTGGCGCAGGCCAGCCGCTGCGCCTGTCGGTGCCCATTGCCTGGGGGGCGTCCGCATGATCGACCTGGCCACACTGCCCGCGCCTGATGTTGTCGAAGCGCTCAACTACGAAACGATTCTGGCCACCAGCAAAGCCGATCTGGCCAACCTGCTGCGCCCACACCTGCCCGCCGTAGACGATGTGCTGGCCCTGGAGAGCGAGCCGCTCACCAAGCTGCTGGAATCCTTTGCCATGCGCGAAATGGCCTACCGTGCGCGCGTCAACGACGCCGCCCGCGCCCATCTGCTGGCCTTTGCCAAGGGTGCTGACCTTGAGCACATCGCTGCGCTGGTGGGCGTCAGCCGCATGGATGGCGAGCAAGATCCCCGGCTGCGCACCCGTGTGCAGCTGCGCATTGCGGCGCTGGCCAGCCAGGGCACGCGGGAGTACTACGAGTATCAAGCGATGACCGCCAGCCTGAACGTGCGCGCGGCCATGGCCACCAGCCCGCTGGCCGGCAAGGTGCTGCTGCAGCTGTGGTGCCAAGACCAGGCGCAGGCCCCTGCAACGCTGGCAGCAGTCTCTGCCGTGCTGAACAGCGATGCCGGGCGCATGCTGGGTGTGCCCATCACGGTGGTCGTGGCCCAGCCAAAAGCCGTCAACATCACCGCCAACATCTACCGCACCCGCAACGCGCCTGCCAACCTGCAGCAGCTGCTACAGAACCGGCTGCAGGATGCCTTTGCCAGCACGGCCGACCTGAGCGCCACAGTGGCGCGCAGCTACGTCACTACGCTGCTGCATGTGGAAGGCGTGGCCCGGGTGGAATACCCAGACAGCACGGCTCCCGCCGAAGTGACCGCCATCCCGGTGGGCAACTATCCGGCCCTGGGCCAAGTGCTGCTGGTGGATATGGGGGTGGCATAGCCATGGCCGGCCCCAAAGTCACCCAGCGGCACCGCAGTGTGCTGCCCCCCAATGCCAGCTTGCTGGAGCGGGCTGTTGACGGCAACTTTCCAGCCGGCTGGGAAAGCCTGGCCGACCAGGCCGAGCCCGCCGCCGATCCTGATGTGCTGCTGACATGGGTAGCGGCACAATGGCAGCTCAGCCAGTTTGACCGCTACTTTGCCGACCCGCGCGAGCTGCTGGCAAAGGGCCTGCCATGGTTGCGCGAGCGCGGCAGCGCGGCAGCCGTCAAGCGGGCCATGGGCTGGCTGGGTTACGCCGGCGTGCGGATCGAAGAAGACGGCGCGCGCCTGCACATCAGCCCGGGCCGCGAAGTCTCCATTGCCGACATGCAGCACATCGCCTACATGGTGCGGGCCAGTATCCCGCTGCATGTGAAGTTCTACCGCCTGTTCCACCGCTATGACCTGCGCCGCATCCGGCTGGACAACCGCCCGCGCCTGGACAGCGGCATGCTCGACACCGATAGCGGCGTGCCCATCGATGTGGGCGGCGAAATCATCCTGGGCAGCCAGGGGCAGTTCTTTAGCGCGGTGGCCCAGCGACCAGGCAACGCCAAGGTGCGCGCACTATCCACCATCGGCTGGAGCCTGACCACACGCCGCAGGGATGTGTTGCGCCTGGACTCTTGGCACCTCGACCGGCGTCTGCGCAAGGCGCCGCGCTTGCTGACCACCCAGGTGGAGGCGCCCACCACGCCGGCCTATGTCCGGCTGCTCGCACAAACCGCATACGGCAAGGCATATGCCATCACCGCAGCTGCTCGCAACGCGCAGCCGGCGCAGATGCGGGCTGATACCTACTGCGCCGTGGTGCCCCGCACGATCCGCGCGCGAACCTGGACGGGCGCGTGGGACGGCCGCGCCTGGCAAGAGTCTGAAATCGCAACCAAATACACCGAGGAAAACACACCATGACAGCAGCAGTCCTGCAAGAAGCCGGCCGCATTGCCCTGGCCAAGGCCCTGGCCGCCATGCCCGCCCATTTCGCATGGGGCCGGGGTGACGGCGCTTGGCAGGCGCCGCCCGCGGTGCCCAGCAACCGCACCACCTTGTTGGCCGAAGTGGGCCGCCGCCTGGCCACCACCGTGCGCTATGTAGTGCCTGCCACCGAAGCGGATTTTGATGTGGAGATGGACGCCAAGCAGTTCTACAAATTCAGCGCCGACCCCACGCCTTATCTGTACCTGCGCGCCGAGTTTTCCACCGATGACGCCTTGAACGAAGAGATCCGCGAATGCGGCCTGTTCTTTGGCACGGTGGCCAAGGCTGGCGTGCCTGCGGGCCAGCGCTACTTGAAGCCTGAGCAGGTGCAGGACGCCGGTTTTATCTACCACCTGACTTACCGCAGCAAATCCACCCGCGAGGGCCAAAAGGCCTACGAAGAAGCGGTGCTGCCTCTCTAAGCACAAGGCTAAAGACATGACGGTTTACAACAAATTCGATGCCAAGGATGGTTATGTCAGTGTGGACTACCACGCTGACCGCATTCTGCAGTCGCGCGAACTGAACGACGAGCAGGCCATGCAGCAGCACGCGCTGCGCCGGATCGCAGACGGCATTTTTAGTGATGGCGACCTGATTGAGGGCGCCCGCTGCACCATGAGCGCTGGCACGGGCATGGCCACCATGGACGCGGGCAGCATCTACATCGCCGGACGCATCCACGATGTAGCCGCCGCGCAAATTCTGGTGCCAGTGCAGGGCGTTCAATACGTGGGCATCTACCTGGAAACCACCACCGTGACGGCGGTGGATGATCCGCGCCTATACAACCCAGCGGTCGAGGGCGAGGGGCAGAAAGAGGCCGGCGCCGACCGCACCCGCATGGTGGCGCGCTGGGGGCTGGCGGGCAGCCAAGGCGTGCCCGGGGACTTCTTCCCCGTGTGGACGATTGAGGACGGCGTGGTTAAGCCCCGCGAGGCGCTCAGCACGAACAACCCCATCACGGTGGCCATCAAGGATTACGACATTGCCAGCACTGGCGGCGGCAATTACGTGGTGGATGGCCTGGCCGTTTTCATGAACGATGATGACCTGGCGGGCAACCAGATCTACACCGTCAAAGCGGGAGAGGCGCATGTGGGTGGCATTGCGGTGTTCCGGCCCAACGACCGCACCGTGGTCTATCCGGCGGTGCCCAACACACTGCAGATTCTGAGTGAGCCGCACGCGGCCAGCGATGAGGCGCTGCAGACGATCGTCTTTGATCGCTTCCCGGTGTTGAAGCCTGCGACTGTACGCGTGCAGCGCAAGAAAACCCAGCAGGTGAACCGTGGGCCCATCCTGGGCGGCGCTGACCAACTGAACGAAAACAGCGTGGTCAAGATCAACAGCGTCAAGCTGGGCAGCACCACCTATGTGCCCAACACCGATTACAAGCTGACTGCGGGCCAGGTGGATTGGAGCCCAGGCGGCGCAGAGCCTGCGACCGGCAATCTGTACACGGTGGAGTTTGAATTCATCAGCATTGAACCGGTGCTGAACCAAACCCCGACCACGTTCCAGATCGCCAAACCGATCAATGGCACGGTGCATTACGTGGACTACGAATTCGCCATGCGCCGCTATGACCGCTTGGTGATGGATGACCAGGGCGTGTATAGCGTCATCAAGGGCGTGCCCGCCACTTGGCAACCGGTGCCACCCGATGTGCCCGCCGGCCAGCTGCTGCTGGCAACCATCTACCAAAGCTGGCTGCAGGAAACGCGCCGTTTGATTCTCGACAGCTGGCGTATGGTGCCCATGCAGACCATTGCCAACTATTCCAACCGCATGGACGGTATTGAGCTGGACTTGGCCGAGCTGCGATTGGCTACCGATGTGAACGGGCGCTACAGCGGCTTGAAGAAGGGCTACTTTGCCGATCCCATGCGAGATAACAGCATGCGCGACCAGGGGCTGGAGCAGACCGCGCAGATTCTCGACGGCGCGCTGCAGCTGTATGAGGACTTCGGCGCCCATTTGCTCGACGACGGCAAAACGGCCTATTCCATGGGCTTCGATATCGTGGCGGGCTTGCGCCAAGCCGCCTACAGCCGCAGCATGGCCATCAACCCCAGCACAGCGGTGGGCCAGCTGCCCGCAACCGTCACCCTGGCGCCGCCCATTGACCGCTGGGAAGTGCCAGGCGTGCGCCGCTACCCCATCGGTGTGCAGTTCCACTACAACCCGATCTGGAACCCCGGCCAGACGGTGGAAAACAGCGTGCAGGCCGAATTTGACAAGACCTTTGACAAGTCCCTGATCGACACCAGCGATATCTACCTGCGCGAAATCGATGTGGGTGTGACGCTCACCGGCTTTGATCCGCTGGAGCCCGTGAAATCGGCCACCTTTGACGGCCAGGCCGTGGCGTTCAAGAACGCCCAGGGCCAAACACCATCGGCCAATGCGCAAGGGGTGGTGCAGGGCAGCTTCAAAGTGCCCAAAGGCGTGACGGTGGGCACCAAGCGCGTGCGCATTGAGGGCGACAACGGAAGCTATGGCGAGGCCAGCTACACGGGCTCTGCCACCTTGAAACTGCAAGTCTCTTACCTGTATCGCGGCAATTTCATCACTGCCGGCGTGGGTGACCAAACGGTGAACTATGTCCTATAACGTCCTGACCCAAGCTATCAACCCACCCACCACCGGCCAGGTGGCGGGCGCAAACCTGTTCTTTGCCAAGAAGGGCCAAGCCATCCTGGTGAGCATCGGCCAGGCCGACGAAAAGGGGCTGCCCAAGAACGAGCTGGCCACGGTGCGGCTGGAGCCCGAGCAGATCAACACTGCCGGCGCAACAACTGTCACCTGGCCTACGCCCGTGCTGCTGCAGGCCGGTGCGCCCTATGCGCTGAGCATCAGCGCCGCCGATACCGACACCGCGCCCTATGTGGCGCAGGTGGGTGAGGTCAACCAGGCGGGCGGCTACGTCACGCAACCGCCCGCAGAGATTGGCGCGCTCACCCATACCAACGAATCGGGGGTAGTGACCAAATACCTGAACCGCTTCTTGCGCTTTGAGCTGCTGGCCGTGCAGTACAAGCAGACAGCCCAGACCTTTGTGGTGGGCCAGGTGCCCGTGGTCAACGCCACCAACCTGACGGTGAACGCCGGCGCCATCCAGCCCGCGCCCGATGCCCGGGTGACCTACCAGATCAAGCTGCTGGACGAGCAAGGCGCCTTAAAGGCAACCCACGATGTGGATGTGGCCCAGCCCATCCAGCTGGCCGCGCCGCACACTGGCGCCGTGCAGGTGGAGGCCACCTTGCGCCGCGCCGCAAATGGCCTGGCCCCGGTACTGGAGCAGGGCACCGTGCTGGTGGTGGGGAGCTTGCTCAATGAGGGCACCTACATCACGCCAGCCGTGCAGCTGGCAGGGGGCAATTCCATCACCTCGATTTTTGAGGCCAGCTTGCCCGCTGGTTCAGCGGTGCAGGTGGCATGCAGCACCGACAACGGCGCGACCTGGGTGGATGTGCCCTTTGACAGCAGCAGTGCGCAGACGGCCGGCAATGTGGAACTGACCCACAAAAAGACCGGCCTGGCAGGCGCTGTATTGCGCCTGCGCCTGCGGCTCTCGGGCAACACCAATGCCCGGCCCAAGGTGCGCGATCTGCGCGCGGTGATTCTGTAAGGGATGGCCATGGCAATCCAAGAAGACAAAACAGACTTCTTCGGGCTGGAGCTGCCCTACGCGGGCAACCCGCTGGAAGTGGATGTGGAGCGCCTGCGGGCGCTGGGCCGCGCCGTAGACGACGCGCTCAACGGCCTGCGCGAGTTGATCGACGGCAAGGCAGAAGCGCAGGAGGTTGACGGGGCGCTCGATGCGCTGCAGGTGGCCATCAATGAAATGGGCGCCGCGCGCGTGCATTCCGTCAATGGCAAAGCAGGAGTCGATATCACCCTGGCGCGGGCCGATCTGAAACTGGGGCCAGCCAATGGCCCAAGCACCACCAGCATTGCCTACGACACGAGCGGGCGTGTTTCGGTGGTAACCGAGATGATCGACGCCAAAGAATCAGTGACCGTCATGAGCTATGACGCGGCGGGGAACGTCAAGACGGTGGCCACCACCTACGACGGGCGCAAGCGCACCGAAACCATGACCTACAACAACGGGCGGCTGGAAGGAATCACCGCAACAGAGGGGGCAGCATGAGTACTTCTTTACTGGTCCAAGCCCTGGCCAAACTGGGCGAGCTGGCCACCAACATGGGCACGGCGCTGACCAATATCGCGGCGGTGCAAACCACCGCAACCGCCATCCGCACGGACGTTGCCAACGCGAGGGACAACGTCAACGCGACGACAAATGCGGCGCGCGATAACGTCAAGGCCCATGTATCAGCGGCTGTCGGTGGTATCAATGCCGTGGCGTTTAGGAGCGTGCAGAACATCGCAGTGACCGCTGCATTCAATGCAGGAAATGGTGGGCTTGGTAGTTCTGGGTGGTGTGATGTGGCGATATCTGCCGTGAATATGTCGAAGGCATTCGTTATAAACGGTAGACAGATGTATGGAACATCCAGCAGCGGGTACTTTGCTGTCTATCGGTTAATCAGCTCTAACGTGGTGCGGATCGAAACATTCTTTGGTAGCCCTGGGTCCGGGGCCAACATATTTTTCACGGTAGTAGAAAGCCACTGATGCAGAAATATGCTTTTCTGAACACTGCAGGTGTTTGCGACATGGAAGGGGTCTATGGTCAGCCCCTTACGCCCCTGCCAAGCAATGCCATCCTGTTGGATGACGGCGAATCGCGCCTGGGCCAGAAGTGGACAGGCAGCAAGTGGGTGCCCGTGGCCGCGCAGGCTGACCAGCGGCCCATGATTGCGGTGGAGAACATCACGGCCGATGCAGGTAGTAACGCACACACGATCATTGCCGATAACTTCGCCGAGGTGCGCACTGTGGTGGGCGCTGTGCTGGCTATCACTGTTCGCATGGAGGTGGGTGGCCAGCTCTACCCGATCAATGAGGCATTCGACATGCCCATCACCAGCGTGGATGGCCGCGTCTATCCCAAGCGGGTGTTGTTTGAAGCGGGCCGCGCCACGTTCACCATCACCATGACCGAGCCCCGGATCTGGAACGTCACGGCGGAAATGATCAACAGCGGCCTGCCCCCTGAAAAGCACATGCGCTTTGCCGGCCTGCGCGTGGTGGCAGCTGAGATTTAGGCGCGCTTCCCACCCCACATACAACCCGCTCAGGCGGGTTTTTTTGTGCCTGCCGCAGCCACAGCGCCCGCTGCTGGAGTTTCGCGCGCGCGCGGCAGACACTGACGGCTACAGAGAAATCAAGCGCGCCCATGCAACGGCTTGCGCACCCATTCACCCTTTGGAGTATCCGAATATGGCGACAGGAAACCTGGCCAATTACCACCACGGCGTGCGCGTTGTCGAAGTCTCGGGCGGCACCGCTGAGCTGCGCATTCCATCGACCGCGGTTATCGGCATGATGGTCACCGCCCCAGATGCAGACCCGGCTGTTTACCCGCTGGACAAGCCGGTGCTGTTCACCAGCATCACCAAGGCCCAGGCAGCAGCTGGCAGCACTGGAACGTTGCCCCTGGCCCTGGCCACCATCGCCGATCAGGTGCGCCCCATCATCATCATCGTGCGCGTTGCCGAGGGCGTAGGAGAGACTGAGGAGGAAAGGATTGCCGACCAGACCAGCAAGGTGGTGGGCGACTACATCAATGGCAAACGCACCGGCATTCAAGCGCTGCTCGATGCGCAGTCCCAACTCAAGGTAAAACCGCGCATCCTGGGCGCGCCAGGCCTGGACACCAAGCCTGTGGCCGAGGCGCTGACCGCAGCCGCTGAGAAGCTGCGCGCCATGGCCTACGTGTACTGCGATGGGTGTAAGGATGTGAGCGAAGCGCTCGAATATGCGGACGGTTTCGGCAAACGCGAAACCATGCTGATCTGGCCCAACGTGATGCGCTGGGACTCGACCGCCAAGGCCAACGTGGTGGCGCCTGCTGTGGCATTCGCGCTGGGCGCTCGCGCCAAGATCGACACCGAGCAAGGCTGGCACAAGACCATCTCCAACGTGCCGCTCAACGGCATCACCGGCCTGGAGCATGCAGTCTTCTTTGACCTGCAGAGCACGGCCACGGATACCGATTTGCTCAACGAAGGCAAGGTGACTACCTGGATCGCGCAGGATGGCTATCGCCTGTGGGGCAGCCGCACCTGCTCGATTGAACCCGAATTCACCTTTGAAAGCGCGGTGCGCACTGCACATGTGCTGGCCGACACCATGGCAGAGGGCCATTTCTGGGCGGTGGACAAGCCCATGCACCCTAGCCTGGCCAAAGACATCATCGAAGGCATCAATAGCCGCCTGCGCAGCCTCCGGAGTGGGGGCTACATCTTGGGTGGCTCGGCGTGGCTCGATACTGAGGTGAACGCCACCGAGACCCTCAAGTTCGGAAAGCTCACTATCGACTACGACTACACCCCAATCCCACCGCTTGAAGACTTGGGCTTTATCCAGCGCATTACTGACAAGTATTGGGGCGACTTCGCCCAGCGCGTGGCCACGGGCCTGTAAGCGCACCCACAAGGCCACCACGCATAAGGAAGCAACACCATGGCACTGCCACGCAAACTCAAAAACTTCATCGTCTTCAAAGACGGTATCAGCTACCAGGGCCAGGCTCCCGAGGTCACTCTTCCAGTACTCACCCGCAAGATGGAGGACTATCAAGCCGGTGGTATGGGCGGCCCGGTCAAACAGGACTTCGGCATGGAAGCCCTGTCTATGGAATACAAGATGGCCGGCTGGGCTGATGGCAGCCACAGCGGATTTGGGGCCGTGCGCCATGACGCCGCGATGATCCGCTTTGCCGGTTCGCTGGACAACGAAGATACCGGTCAAGTGGATGTGGTGGAAGTCGTTGCACGCGGTCGTATCAGCGAAATCGACAAAGGCTCCGCCAAGGTAGGCGAGGCCACCGAGCACACCTACAAGATGGAACTGAGCTACTACAAGGAAGTGCTCAACGGCCAGACCATTGTCGAAATCGACTTTGTGAACATGGTCGAGATCATTGACGGCGTGGATAACCTGGCTGCCACACGCGCGGCGCTGGGTATCTAAGCCCGCTACCCAACGCAGCTTTGCCAAGCTGCTGGGCATGCCCCGGGACAGGGCTGCCCAGTTCCAACAGCGGGCCGCGCATCAACCCGTGCGCCCGCTGTCTTTTTGATAACCCGGAGAAGAACATGCAAACAGCTGAGCAAACCGAAAACACTGTCAATGGCCGCAAGTGCGCCACCATCATGCTGCAGGAGCCTGTGAAGCGTGGAGAAACGCTCATTGCCTCCATTCAACTGATGAAACCGCGCACCGCTGACCTGCGTGGCCTGCAGATCCCTCAAGTGTTGGAAATGGATGTGGATGCGCTGGCGACGTTGCTGCCCCGCATTACGGTGCCTACCCTCACCAAGCCCGATATCGACAACCTTGATCCGGCTGACCTTGTGGCCTGCGCTATGGGGGTGGCCGGTTTTTTGGTGCCGAAGTCGGTCATGGATCAAGCCCAAGCGTAGAGGACGCCATTGCCGACATAGCGTTTCTGTTTCATTGGCCGCTAGAACAGTTGGAGCGAATGGAGTTGGGGGAGCTGCTGCACTGGCGGCGCCTGGCAGTGGAGCGGCATAACGCAATCAACGCACCGCCAGAGAGAAAGGGTTAAGATGCCACGCTATGAGCGGATTCATCATATTTACATTGGCAGTCCTGGGCATCGTGGTGTTGCTCGGGGGGGCCTTGATGTTTATGTACTTTTCGGGCTTAGCCGGGGGCGCGGTGATGAGTCGCTTAATGCGCGCCAATGGCTATCAGGCGCCCAACAAGGCCGATGCTTCGGAAGCTTCGCAGGCACGGCTGCGCGATCTGGCCGAAGCCGAGCGTATCGACGCGCTGCTCCGCGATTTCGATCGCGTGTCACAAAGCAAGCAGTAATTTTCGGCATGGCGCCTCGGGGGCGTCATGGTTGATAAGCTGCGTCTGGAAGTACTGCTAGCAGCAGTCGATAAGGTTACTGGTCCGTTGCGCAGAATCGCTGTGGGTAGCAAGGCTACTTCCAGCGCAATCGGTGACACTGAGGCCGCCTTGAAGCGACTGCAATCTCAGCAGCGGCTGGTTCAAAAGCTGGAAAACTCCAAGCCCGCGCTTATTCAGGAGCGCGACAAGCTGCGCGTCCTCAATGAGCAGATCGCTGCAATGCGTGCCCAGGGCATAGCCAGCAAAAAGCAGATTGCCGACAAGCAGCGAGAAATTGCCCAGCAAGCGGCGGCCTATGAACGCCAGCGCGCGGCCGTGATGCGTCTGCGCTCTGAGGTAAATGCATTGGGGCTGGGCAAAGTCTCTCTCGCCCAAACCAAGCTCGCCAGCGATATCGCGGCCACCAATACCCAGTTGGATGCGCAAAAGCGCAAGTTTGAACAACAGCGACAAGTCGAAGAACGGCTGGCTGCGCTTCGGGATAAGCACGCCACGACCATGACAAAAATGGGCATGTGGGGTGCCACTGCTGCAGGGGGGATGATGGCCGGCCAAAAGATCAAGTCCACCTTGATGCCGGCGGTAAACACCTATGCTGATGCAGAGGATGCACAGTCCCAGCTGAAAGTCTCGTTCATGCAGGCAGACGGCAGCGTGGTGCCTGAATACGAGCAGATTTTGGGGTTGGCCAACAAGCTAGGCGATAGGTTGCCAGGCACGACCGCAGATTTCATCAAGATGTTCACTGTGCTGCGAAAAGAGGGTATGAGCGCCCAGGCAGTGCTGGGCGGCCTTGGCGAGGCTGCGGCGAATCTGGGGGTGCTGCTGCAAGTAGCTCCGGAAGAGGCCGCAGCCAAGATGGCCAAGATGCAAGATTCTCTGCGTGCAACTGAAAAGGAAATGCCGGAGGTTGCGGATCTCATGCAGCGCGCGAACTACTTGGGCGCCGATATGTCGTTCATGCAGTCAGCAATGGGTAATGCTGCGCCGGTGATGGATGTGATGAAGGTGCAGGGTGCTGAAGCGATGCGCATGCTGGCACCCATGGCCGTGATGATGAATCAGGCGGGTATGGAGGATGGCGGATCGGTCGGCAATGCCGTGCGCAAGATCTACGACCGTGCCATGAGTAAAAAGAAGGTCGGCAAGGCCAACGAAGCCTTGAAGAAAGCCCGGGCCGGGTTCAGTCTGGACTTTACGAATGGCAAAGGTGAATTTGGTGGCATGGAGAAGCTGTTTGCGCAGCTCGACAAGCTGCGCGGACTTTCCACGCAAACGCGGGGGGCAGTCATCAATGAGCTTTGGGGAGACGACGCTGAAACCAATCGGGTATTGACCAAATGGATTAATGACAACCTGGATGGATACAAGCAAACCGTGCAGAAGATGCAGGAGCAAGCTGACCTGCAAAAGCGCGTCAATGAGCAGCTGTCCACACTGAAAAATGTTGCTGATGCCGCAGGCGGCGCCTACAGTAATTTACTGAAGGAGCTTGGCGCGAGCATTGCCCCGGAAATCAAGGCTATGCTCAATTGGCTGGGTGCGTTGGCTGCGGCCACTAAAGACTGGGTGGTGGAGAATCCGCGCCTCGTCAAAACGCTGATGCTGATTGCAGCAGGTTTGGCGGCGGTTCTCACGGTCGGTGGCGCTTTGGGGGTGGGCCTTATCGCGCTGCTCGGGCCGATGATGATGCTGCGCTTCTTGTCAGCCCGGTTCGCTCTCAACCTGTTGGGTGTCGCTGCAGCCGGTGGCAAGGCCGGGGCCGGTGTCGGTGTAGTCGCACGCGGTGTCTCAGGGGTGGTGGCAGGTTGGCAAGCTTTCCGAAAATTGGGCGTTGTCGGCTTGCTCAACACCATGAGTGCGCGAGCAGTGGCCGCGTTTGGTTCTTTGCGCACCATGGGCGGCATCGTTGCGGTTTTCAAGGCGGGATTGAGCGGCCTATTCAAACTGGTGTTTGCTTTTGCCAGGGCCAACCCGCTGACCGCAATTGTTCTGGGAATAGCCGGCGTGGCCGCTGGTGTCTATGCGCACTGGGACAAGATAAAGGAGTACTTCAAAGCTGGCGAATGGTGGAGCCTTGCAAAGGAGATTGGCGCAGCCTTGGAGTGGGGCTTGAATGCCGCCACCCTGGGGATGTATGAGTTCGTCAAGTCCATGGTGCTCAAGGCCTATCAGGCCGCCAAATCAGCGGTGGTCGGGCTTTTCAGCAGTGAAGAAAGCGCCGATCCTGGCTATCGCAAATGGGCGCCGCACGATGCTCTGGGCAAGCCAGGAATGGAAACCCTGCGGCCTGGTGCGGGTGATGCAACGATGGCCCCCATGCTGACGATGGCACCGGTTGCCGCCACGGCTGGGCCAACCATTACCACTACCAACAACATCAGCGTGACGGCGGCGCCTGGGATGGATGAAAAAGCTGTGGCCCGGGCTGTGAGTTTTGAAATCGACCGTCAAAACCGCGCGAAAGCTGCACGCATGGGTAGCGCGCTCTACGACACCAACTAGGAACAGAGAACCATGATGGCAGCCCTTGGCCAATTTGTATTTGGCCTCTCAACCCTGGCCTACAACGACCTGCAACGCACCCAGGAATGGCGCCACCCCAGCAGTAGCCGGGTGGGCGACCGGCCAGCGCGCCAGTATGTGGGGCAGGGCGATGACAAGATCACCTTGACCGGCCTGCAGGTGCCCGAGTTCATGGGCGACCGCAAGGCCCTTGACCGCCTGGCCGATATGGCCGATGCGGGCAAGGCTTACAACCTGTGCACCGGCACCGGCGAGGCGCTGGGCGCATGGGTGATCGAGAGCCTGAACACGACGCGCAGCGTATTCATCCGCGAAGGTGCCGCGCGCAAGGTGGAGTTCACCCTGTCGCTGGCCCGCGTGGATGCACAGCAGGTCGACCCGTCTGGCGGCTTGGACACCGGGCCAGACAGTGGCGCAGGGGATGAGGATTGGTATGGCGGCGACCCCTGGGACTGGTGGCTCAGTGAAGAAGACGACGATAAATGGTGATGGCCACAATGGCAGACACAACCCAACAACCGGAAGCGCTGGACGCCGGTAGCGATTACCGCCAGCCCACTTACCTGCTGACCATCAACGGCAATGATATCGGCCCGAAAATCAATGGCCGATTGATCCGCATTGCGTTGACTGAGAGCCGCGGCGAAGAAGCCGACCAGCTTGATGTGGAGCTGAGCGACCATGATGGAAAGCTGGCCATCCCCCCAAAGGGCGCCGCCGTTGCCTTGCGCTGGGGCTGGGTGGGCCACGGCCTAGTGGACAAGGGCGAATACACAGTGGACGAAGTGGGCCACAACGGCGCGCCCGATGTGCTGAGCTTCCGCGCGCGCAGCGCAAACCTGAGCAAGGGCCTTCGCAGCCGCACCAGCAGCAGTTGGCACGACACCACCCTGGGCCAGATCGTGAAAGACGTTGCCAAGGCCAACGGTCTGGAAGCCAAGGTGGGGGCAAGCCTGGCCAGCAAGCGCGTGCAGCACATCGATCAGACCAACGAAAGCCCGGTGCATTTTCTGACCCGCATTGGCCGCCAGCATGACGCAGTGGCCACGGTCAAAAAGGGCGTTCTGCTGTTCCTGCCAATCAATGGCGCAGCGACTGCCAGCGGCAAGGCCATGCCCGCCGTGGTGCTGACGCGCCGCGCCGGTGACCGGCACAACTACAGCAGCTCGGAGCGCGACAGCTACAGTGGCGTGCGGGCGTATTGGGGGGACACCAATAAAAGCCAGCGACGGGCATCTATCGCGGGCACTGAAACCAACCTGAAAACGCTGAAAGACACCTATGCCACCGAGGCCGACGCGCTGGCCGCTGCGCAGGCGGAAATGGGCCGTATCGTGCGCGGCAAGGCCACGTTGCAGATCAGCCTGGCCATCGGCCAGCCGGCGTTGGCGGTGCAAACGCCCGTCAAAGTCAGCGGCTTTAAACCCGAGATCGATGGCGAAGATTGGCTGATAAAAACGGTGACAAGCGAGCTGGACGGGGACGGCGGCTTTACCACCAAGCTGGAGATGGAGCGGAACGGGGAGGGGGACGCACCATTGCGAACTAGTGACCCTGATGATCTTCCTAGTGATGGTGAATAGCGAGTCAATAAAAAAGCCACCGAAGTGGCCGTTGAAACTGAGTCAGTCCCAAAGATTAATGATGTCGGTGCGAGTCTTAGGCTTTGGTGGCTGTGGTGGCTTGAGATAGTTGCTCAATGCATTCTGATTCTGGCGTACCTCCGCACAGGTCAGTTCTGCAGAACGGTAGCGCTTGTCATCAGGAGAAGGGCGAACAATCACCTTCACGGACTCTGTCGGAGCAAATGGCAGGTTTCTCGACATGGCTCTATTGCACAGGGTCTGTATCTGGCCGCTAGTCATGCCGTGGCTGGAATGCTTGTATGAAGTGGTTTTATTTCCTTGCGCATCGAACGCGATAACAGTCCAATCCATGATTGGTTCTGCTGCATGCGAATAGCTGCAAAATGCTACAAAAATAGTAGCAAAAATATTACGCATAGTCCCCTCGGTTGAAAAATGTACAGACAACAGCCACAGCGAGTTTTTCGAGACAAACAGCTTTGATGCTGCAAACATTGGCAAATGCAGCTTCACAAATCCATTGTCTATAAGCCCCGGGCCATGGGCTCAAGTTTCGATCATATAGCGGGTTTACTCAACGGCAAGAAAAGACAAGCTATCCGGTTCTCTCTCGATGAGGTGAAGCTCGCTTGCGGCTTGAGGCGAGAGATCTACAACCCCCATTATTTCGGCAAGATAACCTTCATCGAAAAGCGCAAAGCGCTGCCTATGCCGACTACCTACTAATTAATTTTCTACTGCCCATCTTTTGGTAAAAAACGGGATAGAAATTTGAACGAAATACATCCCAGTGCAATGCCTATGAGTACCCCATAGGTTGTACCAAGTTGAGAGCCGAAATAGCCTATCGAAAAGTAAAAAACGCCCAGCGGAACTGTAAATGCCAGAGTCCCCGTTATGGTCCCCTTAGGGTTTTTGCACATGCAGACCACGTACACAACCGCTAGAGCTATAGGAAATAGGACGTATGGAAAGCTGAACCAATCGACCGTGACGGTTGGGTGATACCCCTTAGCAAACCCGACGCTGCTCCAGAGGCATAAGGTGGCTGCCAAGGAAATGTGACGCATGTTCATTTTCCGGCCTAAAAACGTCGCCCGTTCCACCCGTATACCACCATGCCGCAGATCCGCACCTCGTGGCCGCCGTTCAGAATGTCGGTCTGCTTGATCGCCGGGTTGTCGCTGCTGATCTCGTACCTGCCGTCGATGCGCTGCCTCACTCGTTTGATGAACAAGCGTTGGTGCGCCTCCAAGACATACACTCCATCGGCGTCAACTGAATGGATATCGGTATCCACAAGGGCAAAGTCACCGCTTTCCAGGGTGCCGCGCATGCTATCCCCGTAGGCATGCACTAAGCGCAATGCCTCGGGCCGGCTGCGCGGGAGATTCATTTGCACCCAGGTCAGGGACACGGGCACATCTCCCATCACCACATCAGCAGCTAGTGCTTCGCTACCTGGGCCCATGCTGCCGGTGGCGCTGAGCAGCGGAATGTAGAGGGTGTCTTCTAAATGTGCCGGAGTCGGAGCCGGGCCGGTGAGGGCGTGACGACCAGGGGCTAAAACATCCTGGCCTTCTGCTGCCCGCTTGCCAGTGATGATGAATTGAACATCCATCCCGGCATCAGCTGCATGAGACAGAAATGCTGCAGGGGGAGAGTTGTCCCCCCTCGCCCAGGCATAGATGGTGCCTTTCGCGTAACCCTTGCCAATGTCAGAAAAATAATCGGCTTTGAGACTAAGGCGCTCAAGTTCGGTTCGTAATCTTGAACCGATCCCTTTGGCAAGGCCGGAATCCTCAACTGACTCAGTTTCTTTTTTTGAACTCATTGTTGCTTTGTTCGGAATTCTGAACTATCATCCAGCCGTAACACCAAATTACGTCCCTTTTGGGGATGGTACACGACACCGCCGTAGGCGGGGAGGCTTGGCAGATGGCATACAAGAACCCGGATCACGCACGCACGGCCAAGAAGACCGTGCGGTTTCGCCCAGAGGACTGGGCCATGTTGGAAGTGATGGCCCTGCGCCTGAAAACCGAACCGGCAACGCTGGTCTACGACATGACCATGCGCCGGGTGGATACCGAGCTTGAGGCCTTGGGCCTGGGCGACATGAACCACCAACAAAGCGCCGGCGCCGCCTGCTAATTGGCGGCACCCGCACAACAAAAGCGGCAATGACCCATGCAGCTTTCCATCGATCAGATCGGCTACAGCAAAGACCAGCTGGCAAAGCTGGAGCTGTACCGCCAGGCGATGCAGCTGCCAAGCATTGAAGCGGCTATAGAGCAGCTCAACCGCAGGCAGTTAGACGCCATGGTGGCGGCCATGACCGGCAAGCGGCCAGGCCCGCAGCTGGCAATCAACAACACAACGGCAAAGGCCGGGAGCGCAGATGACAACAGCAACAATCCAACGTGAGCGCCTGACGCAACTGGCGCGCGGCCGCAAGCCAGGCGCCTTGGTGGCCAAGGCAGCGCGGCCAATCAAGAAGCTGGCCAGCATGCGGCTGTTCGATAAAGAAATGCAGGAGGCCGACGCGCTGGCGGGAGCCAAGTGCTGGAACCGGGGCTTTTTCTTGCGCACCGTGTTCTTGATGGGCTGGCAGCAGCTGCAGGCCCAAGAGGATCAGCTGCAGTACTTCTTTGGCAGTGGCGTGGACGCAAAGCCTGCCGGTGAGGCGGCCAAGTACCCCAACGTGCTGGCCGGCCTGCGCATCTTCCCGTCCGAGCAGCAAAAGGCCATGGAAATGGCCCACAGCCTGGGCCTGGAGCATGCAGCGCCGTTCCTGCGCTTTGTGTACCTGCTGGGCCTGCAGCAGTACAAGCAGCAGCGCAGCCAGGTGCAATTCTTTGCCAAGCAGTGAGCGGCTATTGAGCGGCTCAAAAGTGGCTATATCGACTGCACAAAGGCAAACCATGTTGCACACCACAGCAGATCAGAAGGCACTGCACAAGGCGGTGCTGAAAACGGCCGAGGCGCGTAAACCGCGCGGCAACCACACGGGCCGCCGCCTGCGCATGGAGGGCACCCGCATGGAGTGCCCCCACTGCAAGGCAACGTGCGAAATCCGCACCAGCAAGCCGGTCAGCGCCACGATGCGCGAAACCATCTACCAATGCACCAACGTGGAATGCGGCCACACCTTTGTGGCCACCACCGAGATTGTGCGCACGCTGAGCCCCAGCGCTACGCCTGACCCCACTGTGAATCTGCCGCTGTCCACCCATGTGCGCCGCGACATGATGCGCGTGGTACTCGACAACGCAGGCGAGGCTGCCCATGACGCGCTGTACACCCAGCCGGTGACTGCTGATCTGTTTGCAGGCGACAAGCCGGCAGGCGCTAGCAGCTAGCGCCAGAGCCGCTCAATAGCGGCCACCCCCACCACCAACCCCAATCAATTTTTGCAAGGCCTGCGGGCCTGGCAGGGGCTTTTTTTTGCCCAAAAAACCTTGGATCAGCAAATGCGTACCTTCCAAATGACCTACCTAAAAGACGGCGAGCAAAAGGCCCGCTGCATTCTGGCTTCCGGCATTGGTGCCGCCTACGACCGCGCATTCGATTACCTGGAGCGCATTGGTTGCCAGCGCGGCGGCTGCACGGTGTATTTGGCTTGAGGTCTGCGGGATGAAGCAAGACAAGGCCGAAGCCAACGCAGTGGCCGCCGCATTGCCCTATGGCTTGCGCAAGCTGCCCGTGCGTGATGTGCCACAGCTGCAATGCCTGGCGCCAGAGCTTGACCTGTTCCCTAAGACGCCTGCGCGCGCTGAATTCGTCGGCCCGCCTGAAAAGGGCATCCCGCTGCGTGAGCGCGCGCGCTTTATGAAGAACCGGGACTTCTTTGTGGAGAAGGCCAGCCGGGGCATGTACGCTGGCGCCGACCACGCCGAGTGGGCCAGCATCCCCGTGTCCTGGCGCGTCATCCTGATGATGGCGGGCGGCATGGGAAACATGGAGAGCATCGACTACCTGGCCGGTCGCAGCTGGCAGGAGATACCGCCCGCCGAGCGCGAGGCGGTCAAGTTCACCATCCGCGAAGCCAAATCCCTTTTTGGCCGCCTGCACGCGCTGACCTTGCGCACGGTGGAGTAAGCGCAGCATGCCAGCCATCCTGCGCACCCTGCCCACTGCTGGTCTCTCCGACTGGGAGGCTAACAAGCCGCGCATGCAGATGGTGCAGCACCACTTGCAGCGTGTGCTGGAGGCTGCGCCGGCGAGCTGGCGGCAGGCTATCCGCTCTCAGCTGGGTGGCGGCATGTTGGTCGATGAAAGCTTGGAGGCCCCGCCCGAGTGGGCGCAGGCCTGGGACAAGCTGCAGCAGATCGCTGGCTTTGACGCGCGCTATGGGAATGCATCGCGCCTGAATCTCAGCGATTATGAGATCTGCACCTGGGCCAAGCGCCTATCGGGCGCCGTTGGTGAGTTCCTGGCCAGCTGCCAGGCTGCCGGTACGGCTACGGGTGCCTATGAGCAGTACCAGGCGCTGCTGGTGATGCTGCGCGGCACGGGGGCGCTGTCTCATGAAGACCTTGACAGCCTCTTCAAGTTCAAGCATTCGGACACGCAAGAGGATTGGGAAAAGAAGGTGGCGGCTGCAATAGAGCGGGCCTGTGATGGCGCATGGTGGCGCAAAAGGCTGCGCCGTCATGTGGCGCGCGTGGTGGAGGCCGGCGCCATTCGCCTGGGCCTGGTCAATGTGGCCAGGGGCCGTTACATCAGCCACGACGGCCTGCAGCGCCGCCAAGCCCAGATCAAGCGCAACATCGATGTGCTGACTCGCAGCCTGTACCGCAATGAGGCGGGCCAGGTGTACACACTGGCCGAGTTGGCGGCCTTGGGCACCGCTAACCCTGCTGTGCGCGGCGGCGAGCTGATGACCCGTATTCGCGGGGCTGAGGAATACGCCGACAGCCATGGCCACTTCGGTCTATTCATCACCCTGACGCTGCCCAGCAAGTACCACCCCGTGGCATTCAGTGGTGGCAAGACCAGGCCCAACGAAAAGTACCAGGGCGCCACGCCGCGCGATGGCCAAAAGTGGCTTTGCAATACCTGGGCCAAGGCCCGTGCCCAGCTGGGCCGCAAGGGCATCAAGATTTATGGTTTGCGCGTGGCAGAGCCGCACCACGACGGCACACCACATTGGCATGCCTTGCTGTGGACTGAATCCCTGGAAGATGCGCAGCAGCTCGAAAGCACGCTGCGCCGCTACTGGCTCAAGGAAGACGGAAACGAGCGCGGCGCTCAAGAGTACCGGGTGTGCATCAAGCGCATGGAAAAGGGCGGTGCGGCGGGCTATGTGGCTAAGTACATCGCCAAGAGCGTGGGCCACATTGCGTTAGCAGACCACCAAGACCTAGTAAGCGGCGAACAGGTCGTAATGGACTTCGGCGCCGAAGAAAGCCAGGGCCACCAGCGCGTGGACGCATGGGCTGCCTGCTGGGGTATTCGCCAGTTCCAAACCATTGGCATGCCGAGTGTGACGGCCTGGCGCGAGCTGCGCCGCGTCAGCCATGACCAGCTGGAGCTGTTCGCCAAAGAAGGTGACCAGTTGACCATGCGCGCATACCGCGCTTGCCACCGCCATGGCGATATCAAGGCTGATTGGCGCGTGTTCATGGAGGCCATGGGCGGCCACGCCCGCCGCCGCGATGACTGGCACCTGAAAACCGTCAATCGCATGGTCGAAGACGGCCAGGTGAACAAATACGGCGAAGAAGTAAAGGTGGGTCGCATCGTCGGCCTGACGCCGCGCAAGGGCCGCATGTCGGGCCGCTGGCTGGTGAGCCGCCGCATTGCCTGGGTGCCCGTTGCTGGTGAGTCCAGCACGCATGCATCCCATGACTTAGACGCCGCCAAAAACGGCGATGCAGCAGAACAAGCGGAGGGCACTGGCATGGCAGGTGCCCGCGTGCCGCAGGCGCGCGCTTGGACTGGTTTCAATAACTGTACGGCCCGCATCACCGGCGAGCTGCGCCGGACCATTTTGGGCGTCAGCGAGCGCGAAAAAGCGCCCACCTATCCCCAGGAAACCATCGACTACTTCCGCCGCCTGCGGCAAATGGAGGCCCAGCAGTGAAAGCCACCACCGCCAAACCCACCCAGGCGGGCCGCCGCATGCGCGCCATCAGCCCGCTGCTGCAGCAGGCCCTGGATGCAGGCCGCCGCGTGTGTGACGACATGCAGGACAGCCCCGAAGCCCGCCGGGCCATGAAGCGCGAGATTTTGGAGATTGCCGACACCGACGAGCGCCTGCTTGTCGGCCTGGTCGCCGGCCTGACCCACCCGCGCCTAAAGCGCGCCGATTTTTCCACCACCAACCAGCAACCAAAGGAGTAAGCACAAGCCATGAACACCGACCGCGCGCAATCCGATCGACACCGCCACCAATGCGAAGTCCGCTTTTTGCTGGTAGCCAGCCGCGAGGACGCGCGCGGCGGCGAGTGGGTAGACGCCTACCTCAAGCACCCCAAGGTAGCAGGCCGCAGCGCCGTGCTGGCCCAGGATTTTCAAGAGCAACAAGCCCGGGGCAACGATGGCCGCTATGGGCTGTGGATTTGATTTTTAGGAGCAACAGCCATGAACGCAAAACGCACCGAGCCCCGCACCCACACCTACCAGCGCAAGCCTGGCACCTATGTTGGCACCGGCCACGACGCCAGCCACCTGGCCGCAGTCTTTGCGGCCGAGCGCGAGCGCCTGGCCACCGATGCCGCCAAGGCCAAGCGCCGCCGCAAGCCCAAGGCAGAAGCCGCGGCCAACGCCGACGAGAACCCCAACCAGCTGCGCCTGGTTGCCTGACCAACACCGAAAGACCTAAAAAATGACTATGACCCAAGCAACCAACATCCAGCCCATGCGCAAATACCGCGCATTCGTCTATCCCGTCACGACCAGCACCTGGGACTTCGAGGGCGAGGAGGGCAGCAAGCTGCAGCAGTCAGTGCACCTCAAGGCCCTCAACAGCGAGGACGCGAGGGAAAAGGCCAAGTGGGTTACCGGAATGAACGTCTACGCCGTTGAGCGCAAGGACTGAATTTCATGGCTGGCAATAACCGTCCAGGCCTGTATTAGGCGCTGACAATAGTGGTGGACATGGCAGTGGACAAGCAGAGCTGGGGCGCCCAGCTATCGTTGCCTGTCGATACCAGCTCTGCAGCTACCGCTACCTAGCAAGTCGGTTGGAGCTTGGTGCGTGTCTGCTGTCGCGACAGGTGATTGCAGTAACTGTGCAGTCCGATGAAATTAAACCGCTGGAATTTCCAGCTGAAAGCGCGAAGGCTTGACTATGGGTGTTTACCGCATGAACAAAGAAGAAGTGCTAGCAGAAATGGACGTGGCAGAAATGACGCTGCGCAACCTGATCAAAAACCACGGCTTCCCACATCCGCGTAAGGCCGGGCCGCAGAAGTTGTTTTGGCTTGTGAGCGAAATCGTGATTTGGTTGGAGGGTTGCCCTAAAGCTTGGCTACAATCTGGTTAGACCAGTAGTAACAATAGATCATGATATTCAAAGCACATTGCTTGCAAATTGAGAACGAAACCATAAATCTTACTGAGGAGATACATAATTCTGATAATAGATTTACTCTATTGACGGGTAAAAATGCATCGGGGAAAACCAGGCTTTTATCAAAAATCGCAAATCATTATATATTTGAAGATAAAAAGGTTAATATATCTGATCTTCATATTCAGCGTGATGAATTTGATTACTTCGATTACACGGGTTATCCTTCACGAGTTATTGCAATTTCTAATACAAGGTTCGATAGATTTCCGAGTGATATCTATACGTCGACCCAAAGGCGTGAGGGGATATCTTACAAGTATCTAGGTTTTAATAATCGCAATGATAGAGACTTATCAATATCCGAATCAATTGCTAATTTAGTAGCTGATAGTTCGTTAGAGAATCCTAATTACGCGTTGCTTGATAATATACTGAGATATGCAGGATTTGGTAGCCATTTTAAGGCTCAAATTTTTATCAGTGCAAAATATAGTAAGTTCAAGATCCACTACGAAAGTCGTAGCTTTGCAGCGGCATTTAATATGCACTGTGATTCTGTTAATGCCGAATTACCGTCAGTTTTGGATTATCGTGAGGCCAAAACAGCAATTGAATATTTGGTGAAATTGGAAGCAAATCAGAATCAATTGACGCTTGATTTTGACTTGAGTTTTATCGGCTCGAAAGGTCTAAGTGCTGATGAATATAGATCAATTGCGTTTTTGTTGAGATGTAAAATATTAACTGTAAGAAATTTACGGTTGCTTGATCTTAAAGATAAATCTTTCAAGACATTTAATGAAGCTAGCTCCGGTCAACAATGCATTCTTCAAATGTTTATAGGTCTTGCCGGGGTGATTAAAGATGATTCATTAATTTGTATTGATGAGCCAGAAGTGTGTTTGCATCCCAAATGGCAGTCTGAATTTATTGAGCTAATTCAAAAATCATTTTCTCATTTGAAGCGTTGTCACTTTGTTATTGCAACACATTCCCCACAAATAGTTTCTGGATTGAAAAGCAAAAACGGATACATCCTTGACTTAGAAACCAAAGAGTTGCATCAGTCTATTGAGTATGCTGGAAATTCAGCAGATTTCCAATTGAGCAAAATTTTTAAAGAACCAGGATATAAAAATGAATATTTAATTAGACTGATTCTTATTCTCATTGCAAAAGTTGCTACACCTGAGCCCTTGGGGTATGAAGATAGAGAGAATCTCAAATTTCTATATGAAATTCAAAAGCAGGTCAAAACCGATGACCCAGTTTTTCATCTCATAAGACAATTAAAATCCTTGGCACATGATTAATTTGATTAATTACTCAATAAATTCAATTGTTTTTATAGAGGGTTATGATGGTGTTACATATAAATTTTGGAGTGAGAATTCTACTGAGTTAGTGGGGTTAAGGGCAGAAATAAGAAAGCATTACCTGGCAGAGCAAGGCTATGTATGTGCGTATTGCAGGTGTGAACATTTGCAAACTCATGGATTTAGTTGGGATATTGATCACATTATTCCGAAATCGCGATATCCTAAATATCTTTTTGAACCGGCTAATCTGATTATTTCATGCAAAGATTGCAATACTGCAAAAGGTGACTATGATCCGCTTATTGTGACAAAAGGCATAAATAAAATATATCCACCTGATGGTACCTACTTTAATATCATTCATCCCCATTATGACAAATATGAGGAATACATTGAAGTCTTTGTTTTGGGGAGGAGGCGTTTGTACATACCCGAGGTGGGGCATGAAAAAGCAACTAATACGATAATTCGCTGTAATCTTATTCGTTATTCATGGAAATTTGCGGGGGCGGCAAACTTTAGAGATGAAATTGTGAGTGCAGTGTCAAAATTCATAAATTCGTGCAATGTTGGTGACAGTGCCGAAAAAATAATAAGCCAAATGGGGCATCTAAAATTTGATTGAATTAGTTGCATTTATTCGTAAAATCGGCCCACTCTTGCATAATCACCGTCCGTTTCTCCAACATGTCGCCGCGTCTATAAGCGGCTTCTGTTTTTGTATCAATAGCATGCGCTAAGCACAGCTCTACTGCATCGCGTGGATGGTGCGTGCATTCCCCGGCCCAATCGCGGAATGTGGAGCGGAAACCATGCGGCACGGCCTCGGGGTAGTGCCTGCGCATCACCGCAGTTAGGGACATATCGGAGAGCATGCCGCCGCGATTGGAAACAAACACCAGGTCATCTGGCTCGCCTGGCTTCAATTGGCTCAGCATGGCAAGTGCCTGCGCAGGCAAAGGCACGCGGTGAAGGCGTTTGCTTTTCATGCGTTCAGCGGGCACAAGCCATAGGCCAGCAGATAGATCTAGTTCTCCCCAGCGCATGCCGCGCAGTTCACCGGATCTTGTCGACGTCAAGATGAGCATCTGCAGCGCGCGGGCGCTTTGGCCTTTCACACTGCAAAGGCGCTGGTAAAAATCAGGCAGGGCGGCGTAGGGCACGGCGGGGTGGTGCTGAACGGGTGCCACCTTGTTGGGATTCGCCAAAACGTGTTCTAGCAGGCCTTTCCATTTGGCAGGGTTAGGCCCGCTTCGGTGACCGTGGACGGTTGACCAATCAAGGATTTGCTCGATGCGCCCGCGCACTCGCGTGGCTGTTTCCGTCTTAGTCTTCCAAATTGGCGACAGGACACGCAGCACATGCGCCTGTTCAATGTCTGCCACGTTCAGGTGGCCCATGACGGGGAAAGCGTACGTTGCCAGTGTGCTGCGCCACTGGTTGACATGCTTTAGGTTGCGCCATGTGCTTTCATGCTCTTTGATAAATTTCTCTGCTGCCTGCTTGAATGGCATCTGGTAGGAGGCTGCAAGGCGGGCGGCCTCACGTTCAGCGGCGCGCGCTTGCAAGGGATCAACGCCAGTGTTCCGCAAGGTGAGGGCCGAGCGGGCTGCATCTCTGGCAGCTGCCAGCCCCACAGCGGGATAGCTGCCCAAGCCCATGCGCTTACGCGCCCGGTGGTGTGTGTACCGATAGACCCATGAACGAGAACCGCCGATGATCTGCAGATACAGCCCGGTTACCCCTCCAACTGCGTGCGCACCTTCTTCGCGTAGGCGAGAGACCTCCAAGGCAGTTTTTTCAAGAATGCGTTTCGGCAT